AGGGATCCTTAGCTCCAGAAAAGCAAAATTTCAAGATGTTTCCTAACCTCAATTATTTAATATTAAAGTATTTATATCATATAATTTAGTAATTTGTTAGTTTAAAATAAAATAAACTAACAAGTATATATGGAACTATTACAAATATTAAATGTAATAATATTTTACACTATCTTTTGTCTTTATGTAATATGTATTGCTCACTTTGTTAGTACGGTTAAACGTCTTTATTTATAAATTATTTGTTGAAGTTTGATGTTGTAGGTTTGGTTGCCTATTACTCATTTCCAATTCAGCCTCTCTTTCTTCTGCTTCAGTATCCCGCACTATCTCTAAACAACATAACTTACAAGTTTTACATCTTGATTTAAATATCATACTCGCCAACTTAATTACGCAACCACTTGCTATTGTCACGAATGATAACCAGAATATAGAATCTAACCCCATTATATATTCCTAATATTATATTTGTGGACTACTTCCTTTTAAAAGGTTAAGTTCATTTTTCATTAATTCCATTTCATTTTTTAATGCGTTCATATCATCAAGCATCACTCGCATTATATTTACCGTCCCATCTAATTCTTTTCGTAATTTTTGAACTTCGCATATGTTATATGTATGTATTCTATCCCAATAAAATCCATCGGGTCTTCCTTCTTCATCATAAACAACTAAGTCTTTATCAATTTCATAAATATCTTCTGCTATAAATCCATAATGTTTTGATTGCGTTTCATCCTGACTATTATATCTAAATTCAACTGGTTGAAAATTATGTATAACTGATGTATCTTTTAGTAATGGTTCTATATTTTTTTTATATCTTGCCGATGATGTTGTTTTAAATATTTGACCGCTTGTCCCGTCATATGTTAAGGTTAATGCACCTGTTCCAGCGACTATATTATTAGGATTAATAAAAAAACCTTGAGTTATTGGATTATATGCTGCGGTCCAAGCACTTAAAACAATTGAATTTGCTATTGTTGTAGTAGAACAACATTGTTGACCTATAGCAATTGTATTAACACCAACTCCTTGATATCCAGCAGCATAACCAATACAAATAGATGCTTCACCTTGATATCTTGAACCTGATACACCTGCTCCTGCTGATATTCCTAGTGCTATTGCTCGACGAGCTTGAGTATATCTACCTGCTTCTAACCCAATAGCAATACTTCCATCACCGCTAGTACTCCAACCTAAACCTTGAGTTGTGTCTCCTGCTAAATTACCAATCGCTATACATTGTTTAAATTGACCTGTTCTACCTGCTGAATGACCTATCGCTATACCTCCATCATATACATTCCCATTATTTAATGCTTGATTTGTTTGACCTGCTAAATTTCCAATAGCAATTGATTTTATTCCTTGTGATGTAACTCCCGCATTTGTTCCTATAGCAATAGAGTCTGTTCCTTGAGCTATTGTTGTTCCTACTCCTGCTCCTTGACCTATAGCAATACAACCTGTTCCTTGATTTGTTCCACTACCTCCTCCAATTGATACTGAACCATCACCTTGAGTTATTGCTGCCGAATTATAACCTAATCTTACTTTTGAGGTTGCGTTAGTTGTTCCTTGTATATATAATCCATTTGAATTAGCTAAGCATTCATTTGTATCACGAAAAGTTAATCGATTTGTTCCTCCAGCAAATAATTGTAAATGCCCAGTACCAACTGCACTAATAGGAAAATTAGTATTTGATATTCCATCAATAGATAGTGTATTAGAAATATAATAATTTTGACAATTTAGATTTGTTCCCAAAAGAATATCAGCTGAAATAGTTAATTTATTTAAACTAAGATATTCGAATGCTATAGGTAAATTAAGACTTTGTATTAATAAATTATTAACTAATGAACTATTTTGTAATCTTATTGTATTGTATATTGATTTATTATTCATATACATATCTACATAAGCGTTTATAATTGTTCCAATTTTTAATCTTGTTACTGTATCTGTTTTAAAAGTCATATCTACATTTTGTAAGTTTTCTATTACTAATCCAACAGGACTATCATTACTTAAAGTATTGACTCTTGTTAGTTTATATGTGTTTATCATATCAATATCTCCTCCAATTATTTCAAGATTATATCCAAGTGTATCGAATTGTACAGTTTGAGTTCCAGTTCCCATAAATGATTTAAAATTATTAAAAGAATTACTGTTACAATCCATAACTCCAATTAATCTTGATTTTCCAATATCTATTCTATTTCCTGGTGCTCCTATTTTTGCTTCAATAATATTTGTTTTTACTCCTGCGTTTGCTGTTAATACGCCATTAATATTTGTCGTCTGTAAATTTTCTGTTCCTTGTGCTACTGGAAATTTTAAATAACGTAAATCGGCTTCTTCAATTGTTAGTTGTCCTGTGCCTGTTTTCCAGTATAGAGTATTAAATGTATCTACATTAGGATTTGGTGGTATATTTGTGCTCATTTATATACTTATATAGATATTTTATTTTAAATAATTATATAATACTAAAGTTATAGACCTTTCAACTGATTTACTTCAATTCTTAGTTTTTTTATTTCTTCAACACAATACGTCAGAATATTAAACCATTCGAGACCTTCGGGTGTTCCATCTGGATTTTTCCAAGTAAAATTTGTATCAACATTATCAACTTCTTCTGCAATATAACCAACATGGTGCGTATTATCATCCTTGCTATCATATTCTCTTGCTCGTAAATTATGTAATACACTTGTATCTGTTGTTAAATCGATTACATTTTTTTTATATTTAATAGATGATGTATTATAAGTTACTTCACCTGTAGCTGTGTTATATACCATAACGGGCGTTGCTGATGCTATTCCTCTAATTGGATTAACATAAAATCCTTGATTTGTTACTGGATTATAAGCGGCACCGGTTCCATTTAATATTATACTATTTGCTAATACGCTTGTTGTTCCGCAATTAGAACCAATATATACTGAATTTGTACCCGCTCCAGCATTTCCAGCATTATTACCAATACATACACTATTAGCTTTTTGTGCTGTTTGTCCTGCATTAATTCCAATAGCAATACTATTGGATAATTGACCTGAATTTCCAGCATTATATCCTATTGCTATTCCAGCTTCTCCTTGAGTTGTCTGTCCAGATAAACCTCCAATTGCTATGCAGCGTCGTGTTTGATTTGTTGCTCCAGCTGATACTCCCATCGCAACAGAACCATCGCCTCCTATAGCCCAACCACTACTTTGACCTGTTAGACCCGACTGAAATCCAATAGCAACACTTTCGGATAATTGACCTGTCTGTCCAGCACTTCGACCAATAGCAACGCAATTATTACTTTGAGAAACTCCTGCCGAAAGATAACCGATTGATATACTATCTTCTCCTTGTGATGTTCCGCAAAGTCCTCCAATTGCTATTGCTCGTCGTGTTTGATTTGCTCCTGCCTGAGGTCCAATTGCTATACAACCATCTCCAACCGCTAAATATCCTCCTTGGGATGCTCCTGATAATCTACCAATAGCTATACTTTCCCGACCTTGCCCCCCACTTGATGATGTAGTTCCAATAGCAATAGTATCTATCCCTTGAGCATTATCACCAGCACCGCTTCCAATTGCTATTGCTCCAACTCCTTGTGTTCCAATTGTAGCCGACCCATTACCAATAGCTATAGCATTTGCCGATTGTGTTCTTCCAGCACTTAATCCAATAGCAATAGCTCCACCTGCTTGTGTTGTTAATCCAGCATTACTACCTAAAGCAATTGTTCCTGCTGATTGAGCGCCTACTCCAGCATTATTACCAATAGCAATTGCTGTAGTTGATTGTAATTTCCCTGCTTGATTTCCAATTGCTATACAATTATTAACTTGTGATGTTCCCGCACCCTGACCTATAGCAATACTATTTATTCCTTGATTAATTCCTGTTGTTCCTCCTCCAATCATTACTGACCCCGCTAATTGAGTTATTGCTCCTGTCTGTAGACCTACTCTTACTTGACTATCTGTTCCTAATGTTCCTTGGATATATAATCCTTTGGTATCCGACCTAAATTCTGCTGTATCTGTTATAACTAGTCTATTAGCACCTCCAGTCCATAATTGTAAATGACCTGTTCCTGTTGAGCGTAAAGATACATTTGTATTAACATTTCCATAAATGATATTAAAATTTTGTATATCAAAGTTACTCATATTAATAGCATTATTCATAGTTAAAATACCATCTATATTAACAGTTGTATTAAAATCGGCTGCCGCATTAAAAGTTGAGGCTCCGTTAACATTAATAGCTTTTAAGTTTTCTGTTCCTTGAGCTATAGGAAATCTTAAATAACGTGCATCGGCTTCTGTTATTGTTAAGGTTTCATTATTATCAGCCCAATATAAATTATTAAATGTATCGACATTTGGATTCGGTGGAATATTAACTGACATTATATATTATATACATTATTTTTTATTTTTAATAATAAAAAAATATTATATAATTATATTATATTATGTCTAAAGTAGAATTGATAGATTGGTATAAGAAAATGCCCAAAAAGTATTTACCTAAACAACATAATCCCCATTATGAAACTCATCACATAAAATTACCATTTAGAATGATTATTGCTGGCTCAAGTGGTAGTGGTAAAACACAAACATTATTAAACTTATTACACAATATGCCAGACACTTTTGAAAAAATCAGAATAATTACAAAATGTAAGGCGGAACCAATTTACGAATGGTTAGAAGACAAACTAAAAGACCACGACTTTAAAATAGAAGAGGGGATTGGAAGTTTACCAGATTTAGACAGTCTAGATAAAACGGTTAATAATTTAATTGTTCTAGATGATTTAGTAAATGAATCAGCTAAAGCTCAGCGTCCCATTTGTGACTATGTAATCCGTTGTCGTAAGAAAAATTGTAGTTTAATTTATATTTCTCAATCCTATTATGCGGTACCTAAATTAATAAGAGATAATATTAATTATCTAATTCTTAAGCAGGTCTCAAGTATGAAAAATTTAACAATGATAATGCGAGAATGTAGTTTGGGTATTGATAAAAAGCATCTAAAAGAAATATATGAAGACGCAACAAAAGATAAACAGACTTTTCTATTACTAGACTTAGAAGGACCTAAAGACCAAACATTCCGTTGCGGGTTAGATCAGATTTATGATGTTAAACAAGATTTCAAATAGAATAACTAGATAACCCATAAACAAACAAGTGGTTTAGACGAAAAATAATATAAAAAAAATGATTTAAAGGAATGGTTCTATATACCTATATAAAACCATTATGAGATTAATACAAGTAGGAGGACATCAACCAAGAACAAAAGGAAAAGAAAAATTTGCTGAAATAGATGATGAAGACTATGAACGAGTATCTAAATACAAATGGGGTTTAAATGATTCGTCAAGCTCTAAAACCAGTTATGCTAAAACGATGGCTGGTTCAACAAGAGAAAAAATAAAACGTACTCATTTACATCGTTTTATTATGGGATTAGATGATTACAATATTGATAAACGAATTATAAATCATATTGATGGTAATGGTTTAAATAATCAAAAATCAAACTTAGAAATTTGTGATACTCTTTATAATAGTCAAAGTTTTAGAAAACCTTTATCATCTCAAAATGTAGGATACGTAGGAATAAATTCATCTGAAAAAAGAATTAAAAAATGGAGAGCGGTTATCGTTATTAATAAAGTAAAATATCAACAACGTTTTAAAACAGAACAAGAAGGTCGGGATTATATAAAAGAAGTTCTTGATGCGAATAACCAATCATTAAGTAATTGATATATTAAACAATAAAAGATGAATTAATTAATATAATTGTTAAGAAATTACTTAAAAATCATATAAATTAGATGAAAATATAGAATATACTAAAATAAACGCGTTTAATTCAAATACTTCTTTATAATTATATAATAAAATCAATAATTAATTCAATTCTTAACTATTAATTAAATAATATCATCTTTTATTGTTTAATATATCAATTACTTAACGTTTAATTTATTGGAATGTCATTTATTAATACGATATGTTCTCTACGAGGGCGACCTTTTGGTTTTTGTTGTCCATTATTTTTTTCATCTCGTAACCGCTTTGAGTTTATTCTACATCGCTCATTAAACTTTTTTCTCTCATCATCGTTCTCCATTTTTTTTTTATAATGATTGCGTTGATATTCGTTATATTTTTCTTTATTATTCAATCTCCATACTTTAACATTTTCACTATTCTTTTTCTTCTTATCTTGTTCCTCCATTTTATATACTAACATATTATATTATTTCTAAATGAATTTAATAACATAATATTCAATATCTAATACTTTTTGAGTAACTCAAATAATATTTTATCATTTGTTTTTGGATAATTACTGAATACATTTAAGAAATCATCATAAGCCTCAAATACATCATTCTTTTTTGTATCAAAATCATTAAAATATTTTATAAATGCCAAACAAAATCGCCCACAATTTTCTGATTTTATATCTTGAATATGTCTGTTGTTCCAAGCAATCGGTTTAAACATTTTTAAAAACTCACCAACCTCTTCCGGAAATATAACCCCAAATGAATCAAAGTATATAGCTTTTCCATTATCAAATATTTTAAATGCCGACCAATGGGTCCCATTTGAATTATCATAATCGTCCATATTAATTATATATGATCCCACTTGACGTTCTGTTGGTAATCTATCTTTACTATAAACACCAATCAAATCAAGTCCGTCTTTTTCAGCCATTTTTTCTAAATCTATATTGCTTAACATTAATATATACTAACAAATTATTTAATATTCTTTGTCTCATTCAATAAGTTTTTTAATTTTAATGATGCGTCTAAAAGCTTTGATATTAATTTTGAATGTTGTTCAACCTTTTTATTTTTGTTATGATCTCTATCCTTGTCATTTGACGCATTTTTCATTTTATTAAACAATAATGTTTGGTCTTGTTGTAAATCATTTATTAATTGTGTTAGTTGACTTTCTGTAATTCTTAATGTTTCCATTATATATACTAACTAACAAAATATTTAAATTATAATATCATATTATTAATTAACCCGCAGGAGAAAATCCCATTCCTGTATAAGCACCTCCAGCGGGTCGAAATCCAGAACCAGTTCTAATTGGAGGAGCCAATAAGGGAGAACCAGCAATAAAAGGTGAATTTGCTGCAGCAAATGGTTGAATTAGAGGTCCACCTACTTGAACCATTGATGTAGGGGCTTGTGGAGGCATAACCATATCATCCATACTTCCTATTCCCATACCCATTCTATATGGTTCCATTTGTGATCTTAGTGTAGGTTTAATAGGTACTCCACCACAACCCATTCTCCCACCCATTCTTAAACCCATCCTAGTTCGTCTAACCATACCACGACCCATATACACTTCGGGTGGATTTAATTCTTCTAACTTTGAATTACCATAATCATAAATTAAATCTTTAGCCGATGGATATTTACCAGCAAGGGCTTTTTCAACTGTTCGTCTTTCAACTCCACTCAAATGTTCATCAGCATAATCATCTACTAATTCAATACCTACTAATTTTGCTTCGCTACCAAGTGATTTAACTGTTTTCTTTACAGATGAACTATCAATTGCCTTAGTACCTGCTTTACTAGCTACTCTTTCAAAAGCAGCACCAGCGGCAGGATTACCGGTATAAGCAGTTATAGCCTCTCCACCTACTTTTGCGGCTCCTTTAACTAATGCTTTACCAGCACTTTTAACATCTTTTTTAGAAATACCAACTTTGTTTAGTTTCTTATATAATCCATAACCTTTTCTTTCGGCAGCCTCATTAATATATTTACCAGCAACGCTAGCCATAGTAGCACCTGCTACTCCACCCATAGGACCTCCAAGCATTTCGCCTACAACACCTCCAGCAGCAGGTAAAACATAATTAGCACCAATATCAATTAAATCTTTTGCAATTTCTTTTCCTACACCACTATCACGAATTTCACGATTGAAACCACGTTTAACAATTCCAGCAGTATCAACTGTTGCTTTAGCTCCAGCTTTTCCAGCCTTACCGATAGCGGTTACTCCAAATGTGTCACGTAATTCAGCTGGGGATTTTAATTTACGGTCGAAAATAGTTCCTTTAATAGAACCCAGTTTACCACCTTCCATTACTTCTACTAAATCCTCGCTGGGCATAACTGCTAAACGATAACCCTTACCCCTACCTAAATTATTCATCATTTTCTTACTTTTTCCTCTGCCAATTCTAATACGTTGTGAAGCCTCTTCAACAGGAACAATCATACTACGTTTAACATTAATAGCTCCTCCTTTTTTTAATTTGGAAAGCTGAGCTTTACTAACAGAGATTCCGTGTTCTACTAAATCCATTGATAATATACAATGAGATAAAAAAATTATATTATTGCTAAATGTTCTAAAAACCCTATGAAATAAGAGATATGTTTATAATATAATTATTAGATATTAATTATCATATTATAACTCTTTGTTAGTTTGTTTTTTTGTAATTATGAACTTAATTAGGCTAACCTGAGCCCGCTACGTACGTCCAAGGTCACCGTTCTTTCATAAGAGCAAAATACCATTAGGTCAACAGTTTGAGACAAACTTGACGCAATAGTTCCTAAAATTTGAACCGATTTAGCAACACCATACTCACTAGGGAGAGAACGAGAACAGTTACCGTAGTAATATCTGTAAAGAGATTGGAAATCAGTTTTAGAAATCAAACCAGAAGTCATAGAGGTAGTTAGGTTTCCGTTCAATTGGTTAGATGCGGAAAGCTGTTGAACAAAACTTTCATAATCGTATTGGAGCTGAGAAATGAATAAATTCTTTCCAGAAATTTGAATTTGAAAATTTTGAATTGACAACGGGTCGGGAGTTGATGGAGTTGTGCTAAATGGTGACAAAATAGAAGAAGACCTAACACTGTTAGCATAAACACCACCAGTCGCCGCAACTCCGTTAGAAGCAACGGGCAAAAGAGCCAAAACCAAAACAGACTTAAGATTTGGAATACCTTGGGATACCAAAATGTTAAATGGGCTGTTAGTATTCTGATTTGGGAAAGAGAATTGAAAAATATCTTCGTATACAATTTTCTTAGTAGGAGAAAGTGATAAATATCTTTGTTCCGCAAGAGGAGACATAACATAAGCGGGACAATACAAACGAACAGATGAAATAGGACAAGCAGGAGCTCCAGCAACCATCTGAGAAAATTGTTGACGGACAATTGACAAAGAAACATTTGTAACACACGTAAGAGCACCAGGACCACCATCAGCTTGTAGAGGAGTAAGATTTGCAGAACCTTGTCCAAAACCATTAGAAGCAAATATAACTGGATTTGTCCCACCTCCACCCAGAATAACTGGTGAAGCAGTAAGGGCAAGTATAGGCTCAGCATTAATTTGTCCCGTAAGTGCCGCAAAAGTAGGAGCGGTTTGTGTTACTTGGAAATAACATTGGTTTGTATTCAAGAAAATACGCATAGTAGCACCTTTCATTAAAGGAGTTTTTCCGAAAAAATCAGCTACATCTTTCAATCTAATTACCGCATCAATCAAAAATACACGTCTATTATTAGCAGGAGCAATAGAATATGATCTAAAGACAGCATCACACTGAGCAGCCGCCATAAGAATACCTTGACCACTAGAAGCAGCATCACCCGCACGCAATATAGGATTATAGTTAATAGCACCTTGACGGGTAAACAAACCCTCATTCCAAGCTTGTTTATAATCAGTTGAAACTTGAGTTGCTCTAGTTGAGGTATTGTAAGCAACACTGTTAGTTCCTAAAGCAAGAGCAGCAGGAGCACTAAGAACAGTAAATACACGAATAGAAACATAAGGAGCATTTCTGTTATTTGTAAGACCAGTTCCAGAAGCACCTAATTGAATTGTAGCAAGTGACGTAGGAGCAACCTCTAGATATGCCCAAGATTTTGAGCTATCGGGGCAAAAACCAGTCACATCGGACCAATTTTTCAAATCTTCTTGTGACCAGCTTGTAATATTCTTAAAGTTACAGAAAACATTTGTAAATGGGGTTTGGGAAATAACGTTAGAGTTATTCATTTCAACAGTCATGGAATGAATCATATTCCAATAACCAGATTTAAGTGCGGCAACATAATCTAAAGGAGAGGTTACACCAACATTTCCTACACTTAGAGCAAAATCTAACTGGAGTTGTAGGGGTAGTAAAATGAAAGATTCCGACCAATTAAGATAAGAACCACTATTAGAAAGAGGAGTAGTATCAAGTACGACTTGTGACGAATATGAACCGTTGTTGTTATCATTTACATATAAAAACTGTTTATCAACAAATTCACTAACAGAAACTTCTGAAGCGATGCTTTCTTCAAAGACAATTGAATCTGACATGGTATAATATTAGTTTAGAAAAAAATTTTATATTATAATTGCCTAAATATAATTATTCAAAAGTAATATATTTTTTGGGGGCATAGGCTCTTTTAATTCGAACATTTTGTAAAACCCTAGACGGTTTCATTTGCCCTAAAGTTTCATCAAATACAGCAGAATTAATTCCGTTGCCCATAGTGCGTCTAAATGAATGAATAGTTTTTAAGCCCTTACCATACATAGAACTACAGCCTACTCCGAATGTATTTTTTTTTATGTGGATAATTCGCATAATATAATATACATATAAAAAAATTATTTCTAAAGGTGTTTGTTAGTTTGTTAGTTACTTAGATATTATATATCAAGTTACAATCCCAAGTTATCATCGGGGTCAGAAATAACTAATTGAATAATCATTTGGGGGTCTTGTATCGCAACTGGTCTAAAATTTTGGTCTATAAAACTAACTTGAAATGTATTATATATTCCTTGATTAACATCAATAAATACATATTGATTAGGCATTATTGTGAATTGGTCGCCTACTGTTCCTTGTGGACTAAATGAATAAATTAAATTATTTGGAACTGCATAATTGTTATTGATTAAAGAACATGTTAAAATAAATGAACTAACAGGAGTTACTTGGGGTGTAAATGTTGATAAAAATTCTTGGTCTGTTGTATATGCTGGGGTTTGTGTTTGTGCTGGTGGAACTCCAGCAATAACAGTAGTAGGATAGTCGCCAGGAGCAAACCCAATAACTAATCCAAAGGTATTATTAGCACTTGGAGGCACTACTAATTCAGGAACTATAAAATTTGTTGGTATTACCCAAGTTGCTCCTGCTGGTAAGGTCCAAACATTTGTAGTAGCAAGAGCTACACTAATACCAAAACAATTTACTTGAACAGCATAACGGCTTGGATTGATACCTAAAGTCATTAGATAAATATAATCACCTGTAGTTGAAACTAAATAATGTGTATTTTGAACCATTCTAAAATGTAAATAATTATTTAATGCATCAATATCATAAAATCCATCAGGCACAACTACATTATAATTAATTCCATTAACCCATACATAAGAAAAAGAATTATTTTTATTAGCTGCTGTAATATTAAAGGTAGAGTAATACATTTGTAAACTTGCTAAAGCTAATTTTTGCCCTTTTTTTAGTGTAATACCACCCCCTATAAAATTATAAGATAATACTGAATTATTAGTACCAGCAACTATATTTGAACTATTCATGATCAAAGTCCGCATTATTATATATAATAAGAATATAAAATAATATTATACCTTTACTAAATTAATTATACTAACAAATATAATTAGATATAACAATTAATCAATTAAATTAAAAGTATTTAGAAATAATATTATATTATATTATATAAATGACAGAAGAAAGTAAAGAACCAGCCGAGGCAGATATGGATAAGAAATTTAAGGAAAAAATAGAACAATATACATCTGATATGATTAGTTATAAACATTTATACGATGATAACCGCACTAATGATTATTATTTATTTTTATATTTAGCTAGTATTATGAATTTTATTGAGGGTCATAATGACGGTTGTCTTACTATTTTAGGAATGAAATCACTTACCCTTGATATCAGTTATATTATTGAGGAGCTAAATTTAGGTAAAACTTTAGACCAGAAAGATTTAGTCAGATTAAGTTTAAATGTTTTAGCAAGTTACGCTACTTGTGTGTTAGTTACTGGAATGTTTGAATTTAGCAAAACATCACCCTCTTTCTTTGATGTGAATCC